TCAAGGTTCAATTCTTGCGACAATTCAAGAATACAGCGATGGGCGAGAAAGAATGGGCTGAAATCTTGAAAATCAAAAAAGAACTTGAAGAACTAGAAAAAAAAGAAAAAGCTGAGTTTGATGGAGATTTAAAGAATATCCGTAGAGCACAGTTTATGTGTTTTTTGGTAGCAGCTTGGATAGCATATTTAATAGTTTGGGGTGATAAATGATGGATACATTAATTGGACTTCTTAAAGGTGTTGCTCCTGTCTTGGCTACTGCTGTTGCTGGCCCTGCTGGTGGAGCTGCTGTGGGCTGGTTGGCTTCTAAGCTCGGCATAGATGATGCAACAATAGAAGGGGTTACTGAAGCCCTTACAGGCAATCCTGAAATGACTATGAAACTCAAGGAATTAGACCTTGAATATGCAAAGTTAGATCAGCAAGACCGAGATTCTGCTCGTAAAGCCTATGCTGCTGTAGCAACTAGCGAAAACTCAACTAAATTAGATAAAGCCGTTGTTCCTATTCTTGCATTGGGAACAGTAGCTTTAGCTTTGGATTTATTGGCTTGTTGATGGTTAAGGATGTTCCTGTAGATCAGCAACAAATGGTAATCTTTGCCCTAGGCTTTATTACCAGTTCAGCAGGGCAAGTCCTGTCTTTTTACTTTGGATCAAGCCAGGGCAGTAAAGATAAAACTAAAGAAATTGAAGGAATGATGAAGAAATGACGAATGAGCAATTAAAGGCTTTAGGAATTGATGCTAAATGGCTAGATCCACTAAACGCAACTTTTGAGAAATATGAAATTAACACTCCAAGAAGGCAAGCTGCCTTTATTGGTCAATGCGGACATGAATCCAGCAATTTCAAAGTTTTACAAGAAAACCTGAACTATAGTGCAAAAGGCTTAATGGCTACATGGCCCAGCCGTTTCCATGAAATTGATGTTGCTGAAAAATATGAGCGTAATCCTGAAATGATTGCAAATAAGGTCTATGGCGGTAGAGCTGATCTTGGCAATACAGAAGATGGCGATGGTTGGAGATTTCATGGCAGGGGCTTAATTCAACTCACAGGGCGAACAAATTACACAGTATGCGGACTAGCCCTAGGTAAACCATTTGCAGAGCATCCTGAACTTGTTTTAGAGCCTGAGAACGCTGCTATGACTGCTGGCTGGTTTTGGAATAAGCGTGGCTTAAATGCTTTGGCAGATAATGAAGATTGGAATACTATTACCAAGCGGATCAATGGTGGCACTCATGGATTACAAGATCGTATTGATCGAACCCATAAAGCAATGGATATTTTAGGAGCGTAAAAATGGCTGATAAATTCTTTAAAGAAACAAAAAAGCATGAAAAGCGTGAGGAAGCTCAAGTAATTAAGCTCCGCAATGCTGTATATGAAGTTAAACAAGAGCTAAAAAAACATGAGAAAGAGCCTATGAACAAGGCTCATCCCATGAAAGGCTAAAGTTTTTTAAATTCTTGCTCCATATCCTTAAGGGTAAAGATACGGCTTTTAATCCAAGCCATAGTCCAAACCTTTAAGGCTACTTCATTGGTGTTGAAAACATCAGGAAAAGTTTCAAAAAACTGTCTTTCGCACTCGTTTTCAGGAACAGCCATTTCTCCTGCAAATGGAATAGGTTCGTAGTTCATTTGATCCTTGCTACTTTTGCCTTACGCAACACAGCTTCATATTGTCGTTTAGCTTGATCGTCTAACTTACGCAATGGCAGATTCTGCCAATAAGCCCATTTGTCTAAATACTCCTGCTGCTCTGATGGCGGTATCCAGCCATTAAGCCTCCATCTAACAGTAATATCAGTTCCAGGTGCAGTCCAAATATGATCGTTATCCATAGGGCCTCCTATCGGCAAATAGTAACCCATTGGCAACCACCACCTCCACAGACATATTGTTGCCAGCAATTAGCCATTTGAGCCATTGCAAAACCAACTACAAAGAACGCTGCTATTGCTACAAGTGCTTTTTTCATGGTATTTCTCCTTAAAATGGAATATCTTCATCAATGTTATCTACAGACTTTGCTACTGGAGCTGGTGCGTTAGCTCCTTTTTCTTCAGGCTCATTTAAATAAGCCAAAATTTTTCCTTCTTTCATACAAAAAAACGGCAATGATTCTAAAGAAAGCATCAGCCCATGTTTGGTTTCTATTACAACTCCAATAGACTGATAGCGTTTTTTCATTTTGCCATCGGTTTTATCTTCATATTCTGACATTGCTGCTTTTACGAAATATTTAATTGCCATTTTCTTTACTTTCAATGATTAGTCTTGCGTTACCCATAATTCCAATATCTTTAGCGCCTAAATAAGATTTAAGTTGATGCTCTATAAACCTAAACATATCGCTTTTATCAATTTGATCTGCCTTGTATCCAGCAACCAGGCAATCAAACTTTATTGTTACCTCTTTAAGATTCATTCCTTTTCTCCATCAGTTGAACTTCCTTATCCACTTCACTTAAAAACTGCTTGATTTCTGTTTCCATAAAAAGAATGAACTCAGGATCTCTAGGAACGCTCACAATCAATAATTGACTGCGTTCAGGCATCCTTGGGTCAAACGATACGAAATCGCACCATTTAGCCCCTGTTACAGCCATTTGAGCTTGCATTTGAATAAAGTATTTATTTGGTGGTTCGTTAGCTTTTATGTAACTCCAATGAGTTGCGGAATTAGGACATTTGATCTCGATAAGCCCACTATCTCCGACAAGTCCATCAGGAGAACAACCAAACCCAGCGATAGTAGGATGATCGACAAATGGCACTTGATCCACAAAATTGCCTGTTTTAACTTCATAAGCAACCCTGGCTTGTGGCTCAGTTTGCGTTCCCCATTCCATTGCAGCATTGGTATATGATTCCTCTATGGTCTTTGTAACTCGTTGCAAGGCAAGCTCAATCAGATAGTTACCTCTACTAGCTGAAGGCCCTGTTTTTGTCTTTGCCAATATGTCAGCTACTCGGCTGGCGGTAACTTTCCCTAGGCGGAGCTGATGCCATTCAGGAGTTCCCTGCTGAATTACTGCAATTCGATCTTCTGTAGTAAATGTGGTCATTTCTCTTGTGCCTTTCTTAATGCTTTTTGTAATCTAGCGCATTTTTTAACAGAATCATCGTATTGCTTTCTCCAACGATTTCTGTCTTTTGTAAGTTTTTCAATGTCAATTCCATCCCAACAAGCCTTTAACATTTTAAAAAGCCGTTTCATTTCTCTTGTGCCTTTCTTAGTATTGCTCTAGCAAACTGAATTAAATCTTCATCTGTTATTGCAATACTGCTTGGCAAAAACTCCATTTCTTTAAATATTTCCTCATCTGTTAGTGTCTTTGCTGGATGGGAAAACAACGGAATAATGCTTTGCCAGCCGTACATATCAGGTTCAGTAGTTGTAATAATTGCCGCTTGCATACCTTCACTCCAACAAGACCAAGCAATAGGTGTATAATTATCAGACCTTGTTAAGTACGCTTGATTCATGGGTAAAGGATTGCTTCGAGGCAGTCCTTTTTCTTTTGCTGGATGGGTGTAGAGTGGAATATGGCAAATTTCATCTTGCACTTTTCCAATAAACTGTCCAAATTCCGACATCCACGCTACTGGTTCATTCATATTTCCCCTCATAATTTAACCAAGGTTTTTGCTGCAATTCATAACCAAACACATAAAACAATGGGTTAAATCCGGCAACAATGCGTCTTTTAGCGTCTAAAGTTGTACCGCTTACTTTGATTACTGTGTCAATCTGACTTAGCAGCTTAAACATATCATTTTTCAAAAAGGTCATTGATTCCCATTTCCTCTCTTGTTTTGATGGATTTAAGGTAATTTTTAAGCGCCTTGTCATCCTCTTTAAAAATCTTGTTAAACATCCCATGCGTAGGATGTCGCAAAGTATGCTCATGGAATGTACCGTGTAGCACATAGTAACTAAATGCTCTGCAAGCCTTTTCGTATTCTTTGCAGTCTGGCGCTTGCTTGCATTTGTCGCAAGGGGCTTCCCCCTCAAACACCCTTCTTCCGTATATATCCATTAAGCTACCCTCGCTCTATATTCATAACAGGCTTCACGGGCATCATCTAAAAACTTATCCCATCCACCAAGGCTAATAATCATTTCCAATACATTAATGTCTGTATCGGTAATGTAAATTTCACATATATCGTCATCGCCATAGCCATGCACATCAACAGATGTGTCACCAACATATAACCAACCCATATACGGTGCTTTTTTGTGTTTTGTCATTTATTTCCCCTTAAAGACTGTAGTTTCTTGGGAATTGCAATAAGTGTCTACTATGACAAACCCTTAGTTGTGTATAAACAACAGGGCTGTATTTGGCAGTTCTATCAATGGGTCGAAAGCCGCAAAATTACCCAATTACTGCATCCTACATTGACGGCTTACGCCCTAATAGGGTGACCTACTCGTTTCTTTACACTTTCGGTCATTGTTAGGTGGGGGCGGTGCGCACGGACACACATGGTAGGCAGAAGGGGAAACCACCTCGCCCCCGTTGTTAGTTTAGCTTATTTTTAAGTTTGTATAAGCCTAAAAGATGTAAAAACATTTGATAGCCGTCACGCAAGTCTTGCTCATCATGCTCGTAGATTGCTACCTCACCTGTAGTGCCATTGATATACACATTTGCACAGCGTGCTGTAGGGGCTAAAACCTCACGATAAGCAGCTAATTGCATGGTATGCTCAGTATAGGGTGTTAATTCACCAGGGGATTTTTCCGTAGTCTTGAAGTCAATTACTACCCCACTAAAGTCATGGCGTGCTTTGCAATACAAATCGCACTTACCACCATAGCCTTCTTGGGCGTTAACTAATGACTGCTCTGGAATCCATAACTGAGTGCCAAAATGAGCTGTTACGGCCTCATCAACTGCTCGGACATACGCTGGCATATCCGGCACAAATTCATTGTTATAGAAGCTCTCAATCCAATCATGGATAAGTGTGCCTCGGTCTGCTGCTTCACGGCTTTTACGCTTGGCTAGGTCAAGAATACGACTGATGTATTCTTTTTCATCTTCACCATCTAAGCGAGGATTAGCAAGCGTGGCGTGTAATACTTCTGTTTGTTTCCATGTATCAAGGCCTGCTTTTGATAGCTGTCCGTTAATTGTTGATACGCTTGGCACAAGTGTGCCTGGTGCTGCCTTTGCGTCTCTGAGTGTAGTGCTTCTTTCTTTGCCGTTTTTGCCAATGGTTGTATAGCGTGGTTGCCCTGTTTGGGCACAATACCAATGCTCTGACATAAATTTCCCCTTATTTGCATCATTAATTACACATTTTTAAAATTTCGGCCTTTTCAGCCTCATTTGTTACTTTTTCTGCTGCTACTTTGACTACTGTATTAATGACGCTAACCAACCCCTCAAGGGTCATTGAAATTAACTGTCTTTCCTCATCCACATGAAACTCCTCAGTATGAATTGACTCTATGTTTTGCTGAATAGCATCATTAATAACAGTTTTCATAATAGTCCTATCGGCAAATAGTAACCCATTGACAACCACCGCCACCGCAAACATATTGTTGCCAGCAGTTAGCGTATTGGGCTACAGCAATGGTAAATACACCAGCTAATGCGATTGCTACAAGTGCTTTTTTCATATTAGCTCCTTAGAATGGCACATCGTCATCAATAGTATTGCGTGGTAATTCATCGCTTCCTGCTGCGGTAAAGCCTTTAGGTTGTTTTTCTTTGCCTATTGAAACGCTGAAAAACTTGCCTTTTTGACCTTCTTTAACCCAAGCTGACAACCAATGCTCTTTTCCATTAACCATAATTGAGCCCGTATAGTCAGGATGAGTTTCCGTTGTTTTGCGGTCATTTTTGAATAGCGAGCCGCTACCTTCTTTTGGTGTATAAGCCATGTCATATTCCCCTTAAATTTCTTTAGGTTTAACTACTGCTGGTTTAGATTGTGGATTGCTGGCAGCATTGCCATCGTCATCCGCTTGTACTACTCCTACTACTGCTGCTAATGCGTACCTACGCATATATGTCAACGCAGAGCCTGCGCCCTGTGCGTCTGCTTTGGTTACAGGCACAGACATCTCTTGACTAAGGTATTCGCCAGACTTGTGGCTAATTACTGTAGTCAATGACATAGACTTGTCATGGTCTGTATAAAGCCCTGGAAACTGCATAACTGCCAACCCATTGTCAGAAAGTAGCCCACGGCAAGCATCCCACACAGATTCAAGGTCAGCATACTTAGACTTAAAGAAAGGATTAGCAGAATCTTTAACTGCATAAGTAAGTTTTCCTTGAACAATAGATAAGGCCAAAGCTAGGTTAGCAATGCTTTCAGATTGAGCAATCATTTGTCACCTCTAATGTTTGGAAAAGAATCTAAAGGATTGCCGCCAAAAATATTGGCAAAGCTATTGACTACATCTTGCAATACTGGGTTTACATGGCTATTGCGTGGTTTGCCACACGCTTGACGAATACAGTCAACTTGCTCTTGTGTAAGCTCGCCACCGTATTCCATGTCATCAAGTGCAGACTCTAAAAATTCTTCATGTTCTAACATGAGTTGGTTTAATTCACCCATAAAATTCCCCTTAAATGGCATAGCAAAATTGCTATAACTCAAATATAAGCCAACTTATTAAGTTTTGCAATAGCCTTGTAAAATATATTTAATTTATGTAAGATTGACGCATGAAAACAACATTAGCACTTACAGACGCACAAATGATTGGTATTTTAGGGGGCGCTAAAGCCGTTGCAAACCTATTTAAAATAGACCAAGCAGCCGTAAACCAATGGAAAGTCAATGGTATTCCGCTTAACAGATTAGTATTTTTGGCGGCAGAAATTGAAAAAAAATCTAATGGTTTGGTAACTCGTAGAGATATGTTTCCAAAGTTAGCTTTATATGTTTGGCCTGAGTTGTTGCCAAAAACCAACGCATTTGGAGAGCAAGCACAAGATTTTGATTGATGTATACTGTTAATGCAGAGTGAAGTCTGTTTTAGATTGGCTAGGTAGACCCTTTAGGGTTGTTCTGAGTGTTTATTAAATATTCCTAAGCCTATTTACTAAGCAACTTCACCTTAGAGCAACCTTAAGGGGTTTTTCTATTTCTGCCGCACTCCAGGCGTTACATAGGGGTTAAATCGCCCGCATGGAAGAAAAGATAGGCTGGTGATAACCCCATTGCAAGCCTCGTAGCGTTAAATGGCGACTACACAAGATCTGTGGCTACGGTGAACTTACACGGATCGACGAACATTAACTCCGGTAGGACTGGAATCGTCTAAGGAATATTGAGGATGATTTGGGTCAGGTGGGCTAAAGGCATACTGCGTAACTGCAAACTGCCACTGCTCTCACCCTTGGATAGGTATGGGCGCAAGATTTTTTGCACGTTTAAAAATTTCCTGTACAAAATAACAGTATTGCAAAAGTCGTAACACAGGCATAGAATTGTCAAACACGGTTGAGGGATCGTGTTTTCTGGGGACATAAATGACTAATCACACAAACACTTTCCGTCTGCAATCGCAGCGGTATTCGCTCGTCTAAAGGATCTACATGGACACACAACTCAAACTATCAGACATCAAGCTTAACAAGCAGACGCAATCACGTACGGCAATTAATAAGGATGTTATCAACGAATACTGCGAGGCCATGTTAAATGATGCGACCTTCCCAGCTATCACCGTGTTCTTTGACGGCATTGATTACTACCTTGTGGATGGATACCACCGTTACTTTGCAACAAAGAAGACAGGCAGCAAAGAGATTGCAGCGACCGTGATGAACGGCTCATTGCGTGATGCCATCCTGTATGCGGTAGGCGTCAATAGCGACCACGGCCTACAGAGATCACACGAAGACAAGCGCAAGGCTGTGATGACATTACTTGATGATCTGGAATGGTCAGAGTGGTCGGACAGAGAGATTGCTCGTAAGTGCAACGTATCCTCTATGACGGTCGGGCGTGTACGCAAGTCATTAAACATTGAGCAGACAGACAAAAAGTTTATCAATCGACATGGCAATGAGTCTGTTATGAATACAGACAATGTTGGAACAAAGCCAGCGTTAGTGCCACCACTACCCGAGCCAGCGGTAGAGGACGAGCACCTACAAGAGCTTGCCAACGCCAACGTAGAACTTGCCGAAGAGAATACGGCGCTCAAAGATCGGCTTGCAGTTAAGGCTATGGATGTTACAGAGGAAGAGAAGACTCAGTACATAGAAACCGTGGCAGAATTACGGGCAACAATCAAAGCACAGGAAGCAGAGATTTCAGCGCTCAAGTCATCAAGAGATCAACTGTTAGCCAAGAATACTGATATGCTCAAACAGATCAGTTATTGGAAAAAGAAAGCAGAAAAGGCAGCATAACTTACACCCGAAGTCCGGCGGTTTCCGGTCAGGAGATTTAAATGTTACAGCTTCGTGAGCATCAGTCATTAGCTATTCAAAAGTTAGAAGAGGGTTTTGCAGAGGGACATAACAGACAATTACTGTATGGCCCGACAGGGGTAGGCAAGACAGAGTGTGCCATTGCAATCATGCAAGAGTATGCTCAGAGGTATCAGCGTAGCGCTATGGTCATGGATCGGGTTGTACTTGTTGAGCAAACCAGTCTCAGGTTAGGCAAGTACCAGATCGACCACGGCGTGATGCAAGCTAGTCACTGGAGGTATAGACCTTCAGAGCGCATACAGGTTTGCTCAATACAAACCTTATCTCGCCGCAAGAAGATGCCAGCGCCTGACTTGTTGTTGTATGACGAGGCGCACGTTCTTCACAAGTCAATGATCGACTACATCCAAGACAATCCCCAGATGAAAGTCATTGGACTGTCGGCGACCCCCTTCACCAAGGGTATGGCAAATCTTTACACCAACATTGTCAACGCCTCCACGACAGAACACCTGACAGATAACTCATTCTTATGCCCTCTCAAGGTCTTCATTGCCAAAGAGATTGACATGGAAGGCGCCAAGAAGATTGCAGGCGAGTGGGCGGCAGATGAGGTTGCTTCTCGCGGCATGAAGATCACAGGCGACATTGTGTCTGAGTGGGTTAAGAAGACGTATGAAATCTTCGGCGCACCTAGGAAGACTATCGTGTTCTGCTCCGGCGTAGACCACGGCAGAGACTTAGAGAAGCAATTCAATGCGGCAGGGTATAACTTTGTGTCAATCTCATACAAAGAGGATGACGAGTTTAAAAGACTGACCATTGAAGACTTCTCCAAGCCCGACACAAAGATCAATGGACTTATTGCCACAGATATACTTACCAAGGGATTTGACGTCTCTGATGTGATGATAGGCATCTCAGCACGCCCGTTCTCAAAGTCATTCAGCAGCCATGTTCAGCAAGTCGGCAGAGTCCTTCGGGCGCATCCAGAGAAAGAGTTTGCCGTCTGGCTAGATCATGCCGGTAACTATCTCAGGTTCAGGGATGATTGGGATAACCTTTATTCCAACGGCGTATCTGAACTCAAAGAAGGTGGTGAGGCCACAAAGCCAGAGCCAACAGAGAAAGAAAAGAAAGAAGCCAAGTGTCCTAAGTGCCAAGCGCTCTGGACATTCAAGTCTGACACCTGCGGAGCTTGTGGGTTTATTAGGGTCAGGATGTCTACGGTTGAGTCCGTGCCCGGAGAGCTACGGGAGCTAGAGGCAGCAAACAAGAAGCTTCGGATCGCTAACCAAGACTTTTACTCAGAGTTACTGTACTACGCTCAAATGAAAGGATACAAGAGCGGATGGGCTTATCATAAATACCAAGAAAAGTTTAACTCCAAGCCAAATGGTTTAAGCTCGGTGCAAAAGCATCCCTCACCTCAGACACTTGGATGGATTAAATCTCGCACGATTGCCTTTGCCAAGTCTAAAGCGAGAGCAGCATGAACTTTGAATCATTCGCCCAAGCGCACGGCCTGATTATCAAAACACTCATCATGCACAAGTGGGTCAGAGTAAAGACCGTAGACCATCCGCATAAGCTCAATGGCTCATATAAGTTTGATGGGGATGTCGCTTTCATACAGAACTGGGCAATCCATGAGAAGCCTATTATGTGGAAGACAGAAACGCCCTACAAGCGCGATTTAGAGAAAGAGAGGGTAAGGTCTACCCAAGCGTTAAAAGAGCGCCAGATGGCTCAAAAACAGGCTGCAAACAAGGCTGCATGGATTCTCAACCAGTGCGCCAAAACAAATCATCCATACTTGGCTAAGAAAGGCTTTACAGACGATAAAGGTTGGGTATGGAATGACTTATTAGTGATCCCCATGCGTATTGCAGGAAACCTTGTGGGCTGTCAGTTGATAGATAAAAACGGCAATAAGAAGTTCTTGTCTGGACAGATCACCAAGGGTGCAACAGCTACGTTTGAGAACAAGGGTGCGGATATTGTTACAGAAGGCTATGCGACTGCGCTATCGGTTAGGCGTGCGCTTAAAGTCATGCGGGTTCGGTATCGTATTCACGTTACCTTCTCGGCGGGGAATCTCTTAGAGGTTGCTAGGGAATTCCCAAACTGCGTGGTGGTGGCTGACAATGACTCTACTGGTATCAAGGTTGCCAAGCAAACTCAACGTCCGTACTGGGTATCAGACGTTGAGGGCTTTGACTTTAATGACCATGAGTTGAAGTTTGGTGCAGAGGTAGCGGGTCGCAGCTTACTGAACACGTTCGGCTGGTCTAGTGAAAATACTGGTGCGTAAAAACTGAACGTCCGGACAATCCATAAGTTCTTGCAAGATTTCATTGGCAAGCTCAAGGGATTGTTCGGGTTCTCCTAGCGCCTCTACGGACGCTTGGATTCTTCCGTCCTCTGTGTCCTGTAGGTAAATCACAACCGCTTTCATGGCAAATCCTGCAATACCTCAGTAAGCTTTTCGATGTAATGCCCAGCTTTTTCGATCTCTTGCAGGCGCTCATCCTTAGTACCCATGCGCATGATGTACTTCAAAGCGTTGCCACGATAGAACCCGATGCGCTGCTCTACAGGCCAAGTGTCAATGACATTCCAAGGCTCTATGTCCATCTTCATGTAATGTTCACCCGCCACTTGCTTAGCGTTTGCAGTCCTGACTTCGTACTCAATAGATCCGCGCCGCTCTTCAATGGCTTCTTTGTGTGCCGCAAGGTTATAGGCTTCGGCAAGGCTCTTTGGACTATTCATTTCACGTTCCTTTTGTTTGTTTAAACGCATCTCTAAAAGATTGAACTCGTCATCCTCTGTCATCATATTCTCCTAAGCCAAAAAGTTTTGATTTTCCAGCGGTTGACAATCTTACTGTACCTAACGCTTAGTACACCTCGCCAAATCCTAATCTCAAATCCTGATGAATATGGATCAGTGCTTGAATATATGTTTAAACCTTGACGGGGAGGATACCCTTCGTGCTTATACGAGATCATATCTTTTCTCCATCTTGCTTAGCGTTGTTGATCCATAAGTTCAGTCTATCTACCTCTTTCTGTAAAGCGCCCCGTATATCTACAAACATCGGAACAGAGCTTGATCCTATTGCAGGTTGATCTTCATGCACTAGCTCATGTAATTCAAACGTATCGTCTATCAAATACTTGAGAGTCGTCAT